CTTCTGCTGGAACGTCTGCTGGAACGTCTGATGGGACTTCTGCTGATACTTCTGCTGGGACTTCTGCTGGAACGTCAACTTCTACTGGGACTTCTGCTGGGACTTCTACTGGGACTTCTGCTGGGACTTCTGCTGGGACTTCTGGAACTTCTACTTGAACTTCTGGGACTTCTACTTGAACTTCTGTCACATTATTTGAATCATTATTGACAACTTCAACTAATTCTTCGACAATATATGTTTCTTCTACTGGGGCTCCTGATGTTATATCATTTGATCCATTATTAACAACCTCAACTAATTCTTCTACAATATATGTTTCTTCTCCCGTTCCATGTTTTTCTTCGACTGCCGCTTCCTGTGGTTCTTGACCTATTGCTTCTGTTGTTTCTTCGACTGCCGCTTCCTGTGGTTCTTGACCTATTGCTTCTGTTGTTTCTTCGACTGTCACTTCCTGTGTTTCTTCGACTGTTACTTCCTGTGTTTCTTCGACTGTTACTTCCTGTGTTTCTTCGACTGTCACTTCCTGTGTTTCTTCGACTGTCACTTCCTGTGTTTCTTCGACTGTCACTTCCTGTGTTTCTTGTATCGTTTCTTGTTGTTTTATTGATTCGCGATATTGTTGTATTTTTTCAGCGTTAAGTTCGCCATACTGATACAAAACATCGAGTAATTTTTTTTTGTGATGTAATAAAGTACTTGCACTTTCTTTTATTTTTTCTGTATAACTGTCATCACCAAAATCATAGCTTATTGCACAACTCATGTACATCGGATCTGCCTTTTCCCAACAAAATCCCAAAATCATATTTGAATGTTCAATCAAAGGAATCCAATTGTTGATTTCAAAACAATTATTTTTTAAATTATTTGATGAAATGACAAAATGTTGTGAACTAGCAAGAGAAAAATCTATTTGGTCTTTGTATTCATCATATATTCCTCTGACTGCCTGTGATATTTCCAATGATTTTTTTAATTGATACACCAACACACCATATTTAGTACTTTCACATATTTCACTTTCATCATATTCAGTTGTGACATGATCATCATATTTTAAATAAAAATCTCTATTTTCAAATTCATCACAAAAAGCTTGTTTTAATGAATCATCAACTTCATCAAGTCGTAAGTATTTATTTCTCCTTAACTTACACAAAAATTTAAACTGTGGATTTACTAAAGTTGGTTGATATCTTGAATAAGTTATATCATTATTATCCAAAAGTGTTTTTTCTGTAAATGCCAAGTGTGACTTAATCCATTCTTCTAAGTCCATAATATAAATAAAGGAATGAAAAAATTATATTTATATCATGTTTAATATTTCAACATCCAATTACTGTCTTCAACGCTTTCACATCAGCTTTCAAATCTGCATCTTTTTTTGTAAGATCGTCGAGTTTCTTTTCGATGTCTGTTAACTTAGCATATATTTTTTCGATGTCTGTTAACTTAGTATATATTTTTTCGATGTCTGTTAACTTTGCATATATTCTTTCATTTTCTGTCAGTGCAGGAAAGTCATTAACATGTGCATTTGTTTCATATCCATATACATGGTTAAAGGGTTGGTTGCAATACTTCAGTCTACATTCATTTGATTTTATAAACCACACTTCAAATACTTCGTCTTCATGTTTAGGTGTGTTATATAATCTTGTAAATACAAATCTTCTGTCATTAAACATCATTGTCAATACATAATGACGATGAAGCACATTTCTTTCTTCAAATTTTAATTTATATTGATATTTTTCTAATTTAAGTGGATATAATGACATTATTTATAATATTTTAATATATTCTATTTCTTTTATTTGCATTTTCAAATTTTGCTATAATTCCATGCTTGATAAATTTTCAATTACATCACTCATTATGGTTTGTTCTTTTCTTTCGATTTCCATAATGTCACATACATGAATTTTGTATAACTTAATTTCATGCAGTCTGTTATTAACAAAGCAATATAATAACAAAAAATTGTTGTCAAAGGAAGATACTTCAATATAATTCGCATCTCTGTAAAATCCACACATGTCTTCTGCGGGAATTTTCAATGACAAAATATTAACAAAAAACATATTATTGTCAAATGTTGCATATAATGCAGATTTGTAAATAGAAAAATATAAATTTACATTTTTTCTGCTGTATTTTTCAATGAGTTTATATGTATTCATTTTTTATTATAATATTACTTTTGACAGAAGCATTTATTGTTTCAATTTTTATTTATATTAATATTTTTAAGGAAAATACTGATATAAATAAAAAGACTAAAAATGTGCATAGCGATTTTACAATTTTTATTTATATGAATATTTTTAAGGAAAATACTGATATAAATAAAAAGACTAAAAATGTGAATAGCGATTTTACAATTTTTATTTATATGAATATTTTTAAGGAAAATACTGATATAAATAAAAAGACTAAAAATGTGAATAGCGAATTCTTCTAAACGGATTGTTTTCTTCGATTGTCTTGACGATGCTCTCCAACGTTGGAAAGACTATGGTTTGTGTAGTGCGCACGCTGCTTGGAGTGTGGCCGTGATCGAATCGTACCATATTGTCAGACAGCGACTCTCGATTGACATCAAAAAACAGAGTTTCTCCATCCTCTGACAAGTCAGAAACAGGAACAAAGTCGAAACATCCGTCCGCTTGAAGAGAACGCTTGTACAACTCTGTGTCGATGATTGGACGCTTGAAAGCCCGCACATACGAGTCGCGATTTGGCAAAACGGCGACAGTCGGTCTGCTACTACTGCAGTGTTTGATCATCCACTTGTAGATGCCGCGCATTTCTTCGTCCTCGAAGAAAACAGTGTCGTCTGCCATACACTCGAGAATCTCTCCGAGAGTGATGAGTCTATCGCTTACTCCTCCAATGGCATTAATTTGCTTTTTGATAAGATGGAACGAATGGCTGCGATTGTCGTCGGTCGGAAGTGTGATGATATTGTCGACCATGTCATTGTGTTTCCCAACTTTGAAATCTGGATCGATGACATGTCGCAGAGAAGGGGGAAACACGTCGGATGACATGACGCAGACATCGAACAACTCCTCAATTTTGCTGAGTTTGGTGTCTTCAGCAATAAAAGGATTAGGATCCATGGTAGCAGTTGAAAGAAAGCGATAGCAAAGGTTAAAGGAAATGAACCAATGTGTGTGATATATCCTTTTTTTAATGGATATGCCAATCACTGGTATTTTTCAATTTTTTTATTTATAATTTGGTCTTTTCTACCAAATTATAAATAAAAAATAATGACATTTTTATTGCACATCATAAATAAATCCACAGAGAAAACGCTTTAATATAATATATTAAAGGGTTTTTTCTGTTTTGTTTTGTTGTTTTTTTGATTTTTAGTTTGGTTATTTGTTGATTGCTACAAGACATAAGACATGCGGCTGTACGATTACTCGTTGTTGATGTACATCTCAGCGCGGCGAAGAAGAACTTCAAGCGTTGGTGGGACAAATACGCATGGTTTCACATCGGTAGTCAGAAGACCGACCTTCGGAATGTAAAAAGCGATTGTGTCGCTTTTTACAGACCATCCAAGACGTTGACAGAGTTTCGTGTTTGCGATAGGCATCTTTCGCACGAAAGCGATGTCACCTTCCGCATACGGCTCATCCGCGTGTTTGCCAAGAAGCTTTTCGCGAACGAACTTAACCGTGAAGTTAGTGCTGACGCAAGAGTCGGTCACAGCCTGAAGAACGAATCTCAAGCTGATCATCTCGTCGTTTTCCACTGCTTTCGCGATTCTGCGCAACGCATCCTTACTGTTACGATATTCGTCAACAGCAGCAGACTGCCACTCGGATTGTGTGTCGCTCGTCACTTTGAACTTCGTCGAAGGATTCATCCCGTAAGACTCGGACATTGTGAAAAGGCAGCGCGCAGGAATATCGCCATCGATCGCCATTTCAAGGAACTCAATAAGCTCCTCGTCACTGCAAGACATTGGCTCTGTAGAAAGCTTGCGCGGATCGCACAAAATTTCACGTTCCAGCTCAGCAAGGTATTCGCTGTCGGACTCGTCATCGCTGTCAGTGTATTGACATTCATACTCGTCGGTGATTGACGGGTTGTGAATGGTCTTCGTATCTCCAAACTTCAAATCAGCAAACTTATCAACCAATTCACACTCGAAAGTGTTCACTGGCTGCTCAACACAGGAAGACCCCAAAACGGCAGATGAAGCCATTTTTACGTGAGAGAAAAGCGGAAATGCCGAAAGGCAAGTCTGTAGGAGATACTTTCGCAAGAACGTCGTAAACGCGCAAGCAATAGTGATATGTCCTTTTTTCAATGGGTATTTCAGTTATTTTGATTTTTCAATTTTTTATTTATAATTTAGTCTCTTCGACCAAATTATAAATAAAAATGTTATCTTATGCCACGACGCAATTTTGACATGTATACAGCAACAATGCGAGACACCACAACATCAAGTGTAGGGGGCAAAAAATTAGCATAATCTCGACACGAAGACATTATAAAATCATGTCCCTCAAATCTTAATTTCTTAACACAATGCTTATTTGCATAATAATGTTCGGTTAGAGATGTATATGCAATGGGTGTTATTCTTGTAATTCCTATGTCATGACTGGTGACTTCATTATTTTCAGTAGATTTAGTACAGTAAATTTCTTCATATATTTTTTGAAATACTGAATAGTCGTAGAACAAATTTTTGTCTTGTGCATAGGTCAAAATTTCTTTTAATGTGACATTAAACATATCATTCCGAATCATTCTCAGATATATATGACGAAATTTACATGATTCATTTTCGTCAAAATGGTGTAAATTTGGCACCCATTCGAACTTTTTATGTTTATCAACATATGTATATATCATCACATCGGGGTGCATGCCAATTGCTTCATGAGTTGTGAATACAGAACTAACAGGAACTCTTTCTCGCAATATACCCCTGCAACAATCCAAAAATTCTTTGTTTTCCATATGCATCAAAGAAAACGAGGGAATTTTAGTATTCTCATAATCCTCTCCAGGAAGATCTTCGTCAGAATCATACTCGTGGATGGACATACAGTCCTCATCAACCAAATCACTGTCGGTATCCATTTTAATAATGGCAGATACACACTAGTAATAAACTAATGTTGTTATGATGCTAAAATTATAAAGACTGTTAGGATATATGAAGATTCAATTTTTTTTATTTATATTTTCTCTTATCGGCGAAAATATAAATAAAAAAAATGATAAAATCGCGACTCAGCGATTTTACAATTTTTTTAATTATTGTTCAGTTCCTCTTAAACTCATTATGGAATTCTCGTTAGGGATATGCCACAATTTTTTATTTTCACTTATGCGTCTTTCGACGCATAGGCAAAAATAAAAAATGATAAGATCGCGAATAGCGATCTTACAATTTTTAATCATATGTATTTTCTAAAGAAAATACATATGATTAAAAAGACTGGAATTCCCGTCAGGGATATTCCACAATTTTTAATTATTGTTCAGTTCCTCTTAAATAAACATTTAGGTAAAATATCCACCATGTACAGCATTCATATGTTCATAAATCATTCCAGATGTAAAAGTTTTTCCTCCATAGCCACATTTGTAGCACCAATGGGAACCACATTTGCATTGTATATGGTTACAACCATATTCTTTTTCTACAGCCACTCCACAAGACGGACAAATTTTAGATGTTTTATTTTTTTGACAATCAAAACAAATGTATTGTGTAAATGTTGGTTTTGCACCACCACAATTAGTGTCACCACATATTTTCAATGAGTTGCATGTAATACACCATGCATAATATTTTGTTTTATCATATGAATCTGGTATTTTTGTCTGCCATATTTTGTTTGTAAATTTCTCTGTAACCATGGGTTTTTTTGTACAATACATACAATAAAGACTTCTCATGTTTACAACTTTTCCAATCACATTTTCTCCAGTATTAAACCACTTACACGCACAGTCATTACAAATATCATTATTGCAATTTTGATTTCCACATAAAAATTTTGCTTTGTTTGTTTTATTTTCGAAACATGAACAACATTCGAAAAACAAATGTTTAATAATTGGTATTAATTCTCGAAATTTGGCATGAACCAGTTTAACGACACAATCGTTTACTAATTTTGGATTGATAATATCGATAAATTCTGGTAGATATTCCATCAATGCGGTGCAAGTATTATCTTCATGTTGATATCTAATTATCAACCTTCCCTCTGCTATTTTATACATGACTTTAATGGATGGAACACATGACGAGAAATAAAAATTTTTATCTACAATATCCTCGTCAAATTCTTCTACCGTGGCACTCATAACATATCTTTCATATTCATACTGATCATAGTTATATTTTATTGATGATCCAAATTTCAATAACAAAGAGGGAAATTCAATCAACAAATATCTGTATATTGGATTAGACTTGTTATATTCATATGTTCCATTTTTGATCCCATAAATAATATACGTGTAGTAATACTGCATATATCCCGCAAACAATTGTGATATTTCTGGCAAAGTTATTATTTTGAAGTCTATGAAGCATTTTATATTTTTTAAATATTTTTGATGTAATCTACTTTCCCACCTGACTACATCTATGTGTCTTTTTATATATTGTTTTAATACGTTAATTTTGATGTTTTGTGGAATGGCGTCAATTGTTCTACCTAATAAACTGTATATTGTACCACAAATTTCATAATAATCAAGTGTGTAATAATTATCCATATCCAATATTGTTCCTAACCATTTATCACAAAATAAAGCAAATACACTTTCATGAATATTAGTAAATATATATTCGTCATAAAATATTTTATAGCACTTTTCCAATAACAATTCTTGATATTTATAATTATTTTTAATATATTTTTCTAATATCTCTCTGTTAAAACAATTCATATTAAAACATGAGGGTCGTCGGTCGCAGCATAACTTATCACAATATCGCACTTTAGGATGTATATGCCCCAAAACTATGTCTACATGGTAGTATAGGGATTTATGAATATAATTTACAAATTCTTGCTCAGAAAGAACATAATCATTGTTTAATTTGGAATTGTTTTTTACTTTTATCAATATTTCCATATTGTTAAAAAGAAATGGATTATATTTTATTAAATAATTGTTTATAAATGGATTGACGTTTGTAAATAATTTTGCAAAATCTTGTTTAGTTACTTTTTTATATATCAATGGATTTGATTCATATTTACTGACATCTTTCACAGAAATATACAAATTTCCATCCAGCAGATATACTTTTTGACAACTGTTGATAACACCATATTCTTCTGTATAATTTTCACATATATCATATTTAGTATATATTCTCATTTTTTTGTCCATTGTGACGATTTGACAAAAATATACAGGCAATATTTTTTTCCATAAATCAGAATTTTTAATTATCTTTGCATATATTCTTTGCTTGTCACATCTGTTTGATCTAAAAAACCCATCTGGGAAGTCAAATTGTTCAACAACATCGCATCTATCTGATTCTATTGTATCTTCTGACCATAATGTTATGTCTCCTAAAGGTTTCACAAAAGTAATATATTTGACACTTGTATCTAAATGCATTATCACTTGATCTACATTATAAAATTTAATGTTTTTAGGAATAATATTATTTGTTTCCGAAAATATGACAAATGGTTGATTCAATATGCATTCTGCATTTGGATATTTAATTGGATAATGTATTGCAAATATATTAGTACAACTGTTCCCCATTTTTGCATAGATAAGATCTTTGCAAAAAATATATGCTTTTCTTATAAATGCACATGACAAAATGTCTGAAGTTCAATTTTTTTATTTATAATTTGGTCTAAAGACCAAATTATAAATAAAAAAATATGGAATTCTCGTTAGGGATATGCCACAATTTTTTATTTTCACCTATGCGTCGAAAGTCGCATAGGTGAAAATAAAAAATGATAAGATCACGAATAGCTATCTTACAATTTTTAATCATATGTATTTTCTTTAGAAAATACATATGATTAAAAAGACTGGAATTCCCGTCAGGGATATTCCACAATTTTTAATTATTGTTCAGTTCCTCTTAAATAAAATTTTATCGTGGAATAAATATTTTGGATAAATTCAACATCTGATAAAATAAGTAATCCATAAATTTGAATAAATTCACCTTCATCTTTGCAGTTTTAATATTGACTTTTATATAACAACTCGTAACAACATAAATTGGAAGTATGATATTTGCAATCACATCTTCAAAAAAGAACCCAAGTCCTGTTGAATGAGACAATGAATTGATAATAGCCAATGGAATAATGATGTATCCAAGACAGTAAAATGGCATATTGATGGCAATAGTCCCACCCTCTGTAGACCCCTTGCTATATTCAAAACACATCTGTGCATATAATATTCCTTGCAATACCAAAGAAAAAAATGTAATAATATGACTAAAAATATATGTGATGAAATTTTTTCCACAAAATAATACAAACCAATTTAATTTTTTTACAAGAGTCACCTGCAAACCTCTAAATATAAATATTAAATATGCATATATTGTCAATGATATTGATGATTTATTCAACACATATATGTCCATTTGCAAAATAGAATTGCCTATGCTGTCATTTACAAATATTCCTCCAATAATATATGCCCCTAATTGAAACACTGTTGTTAAAAATTGCAATGTCTGTACAAAAAATGATATTATGATCCATTCAGAAACATGATAATTTAATACAATAAGCAAGTATTGTATTATGCATAATATTATTTTCACAAATATTACTCTTCCTATTAATTTTAATTGTGGCACAAACCTGTCATAATGCAAGTAAAAATGATTAATAAACTGGATAACTTTTAAATTGTCTTTAACACCTCTAATAAAGTCACTATATATATCACTTAATGTCATCATTGGCTATTATACATTATTTTATTCTTTTAGCTATTTAAAATTCATTTTTTTATATAAATAAATAAATTAATAACTATCATCATCTTCTTCTGCATGTCTATCTAGACATAAATAAAAATTTGAAAATATAAAAACATATGCCCTTTATATATTCACATATTATAAAATGGATACTAAAGTCGTTAATATTGTGGCAGGTCCCGGAAGTGGAAAGAGCACAATATCAGCACTTCTATTTTCTCATTTAAAAATGAAAAAATGTACAGCAGAATATGTACAAGAATTTGCAAAAACACTTGTTTGGACAAGTCAGTTTGAAGCATTAAATGATCAATATTATGTAACAAGAAAACAAAAAGAATTATTGGAAGCAATTAGTGGAAATGTTGAATATATTGTTACTGATGGCAGTTTGTTGCATGGATTGTTTTACAATAGATTCAATGAACACAATACATCAAATATTGACAAAACAGAACAATATATTTTAGAAAATTTTAAAAAATTCAATAATATTGTTATTTTTCTTGATAGACAAGACATTCCATATGAACAGGCAGGGAGATATCAAGGAGAAAAAGAAGCAAAGGCAATTGATACAACATTAAAAATGTTATTAGACAAAAATGGAATTAAATACAAAGTTTTTCCAGCAGATACAGAAAAAATCTCTGATTTTGTTGACTATGTTCTAAATTATAAATTTTACTAATAAAAATTGTGAACACTGCTATTCGCATTTTTCATCATTTTTTATTTTCATTTATATATCTTACTACATATAAATGAAAATAAAAAGTTGTGACCACTGTTATTCGCATTTTTCATCATTTTTTATTTTCATTTATATATCTTACTACATATAAATGAAAATAAAAAATTGATAAGTTAATTAAAAGTAAATAAATATGATGATTATATAGTATAAAAATGAATGTTGATGAAGCAAAGGAATGGATTGAATCATTGTCAATAGATGATTTAAAATTGGCAATGTCATTAATGAGCCAGAGTTTGCAAAAAAAGATAGAAGCTAAAATTAAACATGAGACTATTACAAAATTAGATGGGTTAAAAGAATATCTAAATAAAAGACGTCATGACGGTAATTTAATCTCAAAATTAATTGTGGAATATAGTAAAAATAAATGTGTTGTAAGATTGCTGAATGATGTTTTTGAATATAAGCATGACAATTTGTCATATATGTTACACATAAATAATAATTTGCTGTATGATGATTGTATACCAATATCACATGTGACATCCAAACAATTATATATTGATCATCCAGTATTGCATTATGAATTAAGTAATATTGCCAGTACTTATAAAATATCAACAAGTGTATTTTTTGAATTCATTTGTGATGCATTAGATTATCTAATTTCCAATTAGCTTAAGGGTTTAATTATTAAAAAAATATATGGAACATATATTTGAAAATGTTGTTGTTAAATCAGACTATCATTATTATTGGAATCCAAAAAACAAGATAGATGAAGAAAGGATTTTATTATCAGACGAAAACAATGTTACCAATCCAAGATACTTATGTCTGTTTTTATCAAATACAAAAGAGAAGTCATTTTTCAGTACATCACCAAAAACACACTGGGTCTTTGATAATGGCTTCAAAATGAAGAAATACTATGATAAATATGTACTATATGACAAAATGTTAAATTTGTATTTGACATGTGACATAAATTATAATATAAGTTTCACACCTGAAATAACAGATGCAATTGTAATTGGATATCTCGATGGTTATGTTTATCACATCAAACCTGAATTAAAATTAAATATGGAAATAAATAGATTAAAATTAAAAACACCTGAGTGGGTATTAAATGATAATCAATCTTGTTGTGCAATAATTTTAGCAGCTGGAAAAGGTTCAAGATTAGGTCAAATGAAACACTTAGTAAAAATAAATCATAAAACATCAATTGAAAATATATGTGACGCTTTTTGCATGGACAGAATTATTGTATCTAGTTCGTCTACAAAGGAAGAACTTGAAAAATATGGAACAGTCATTGTAAATGATGTTGATGATAGATTAGAATCAATCAGAGTTGGTATTAATAAAGCACAGGAATTAGGATTTGGATATGTTATAATTCATGATGTTGCTAGACCAAATATTACTAGTGAACATGTCAATAAATTATTAGAAAGCAAATCATTAATGGCTCAATGGTGCATTGCAATAACGAATGGCTTACATAAGTTAAGATCTCTCACATTTGAAATTGTCGACAGAGACCAACATATTGAATTATGTACGCCTGTAAAAATAAAAACAGAATTGGCAAAATATATTGCTGATACTTACATGAATAAAGAAAATAGAATTGTATGGGAATGGATAAATATTTTAGATGTCATGAAAATCAAATATGACTTGATTTACGGGAATCACAAATATTTAAAAAAATTAACAACTCAAGATGATATTTGTGATTAGAGAAACCACAAACATCTAAAAAAATTAACAACTCAAGATGATATATGATTAAATATTCTTAAAAAAATTAACAACCCAAGAAAATATTTGTGATTAGAGAAACCACAAATATTTAAAAAAATTAACAACTCAAGATGATATATGATTAAATATTCTTAAAAAAAATAACAACCCAAGATGATATATGATTAAATATTTGATTTTACAATTCTTAACATATCTGTTGTTGGTTCATATACATATTTGATATATTCACTATTTAACACCAATGCATGTAATATTACCCTTTCCGATTTTCTCTTGATATACGGAAATACAGCATGGTTATAATTTAATTCAGTAATATAAAAGTTTTCATCATCCACTACAACATATTGCATTAATTGTGGATCTGTTCTGCACGCTTTTCTATTTATTTTTGGTGTTCTATAAAGTGGCCTAATAAACTTTATCATATGTGGACATTTTTCACATAAATTGTCATAATCACATTGATTATTGCGATATAATTTTATGGACAATTCATCAAATCTATCAATAATTTTTTTCATATTTTCATCACCAAAAGTTTCATAAATTTCCGGTACAATATTTATTATTTTCTGCATCATGTGGTGTGGATCACAATGTTTACAATAATATTCAAATAAATCAATCGTAAATATATTTTTGTAAAATGGTATATTTGTAAAGTATGAAGGGTGTACATCCAATGCTAACTTGATATTTTCTTCATCATAATCAGCAGTATCATTGTTTACAGACTGTAATATGTACAAATACCAGTCATTCATTTTGTTGTATTTGACATAAATGTCTTTTATCGCGTCTAATGCGGTCTGTCTGTATCGTCTTCCAGATGGAATCGGCCTCACATTATTTTTAAGCAAATACTCTGTAATCTTATTTCTATATGAATGATGCATGTCTGTTCCAAAAGGCAAAATGTTTTCTAATTGGACTTGGATATCAGCAGAACAACACACAAAACTTGGCTGTAGTGTTGGAATATATTCTGTAAATATTTTTTCAAACACAAACGCAATATTTTCTGGTGTCTTCCATTCTTTCTTAAATTTTTCATGCAGATATATTTTCCAATAGTCAGAAGTTTGTATCTTGTCATTTATTAATCCATAAATAGAAGGTAATGACAAAATATTATTTGGTATGTCTTCAATGCAAAGCTGATCTGAATATATTGGTTGTTTTTTACGAATTGCTATTTCATAATCAACTGTTACATAGGCAGTTGCAACTGTATATTTAATATATGCTTTAGTTGTTTCTTCATTTTTAAAAGTATCTGTAATGCAGCCATATCTTCCAAACGATTTTACAACTCTAAGACATAACTCTAACGTTTTATCTGGCTTATACCAAAGTAATGACCCATAATAAAATGGATTTAATCTCGTCTTTATAAATTTACTAAATTCGGCATTAGTATAAATAGTAAATGGTGGTCTACATGTCATATTTAATTTAATATAGCCATCATCTCCCACAATCATATGGCTGTATGGCACATTTTTTACATATGCATATTTTCTTGTACTTTTTGTGTGAATTTTACAAACTTTGTTCGAATGGCCATTTATTAGATTATCAAAATATATTGATTTATTGTCATTAACTAATGTGTCAAATTTAGTATATATAAGGACTAAAGGGTCTTTGTCATAATAAATATCGATATTGTTTGCTTTATCATCCGCAACAGTCATTTTTGATCCATTTACTCCTATACAAACATGATCATTGGTGTCTCGATTTTTATCACATACTGTAAAATATAAAAAGTTCAAATGTCTATTTTTTGTATTAATCATGTATTCATATATTGTTTTTTTCTCTAATGGTGCAATTTTTCTAAAAAATTCGTCAGGAAAATCCACTTGTGTAATTATTGAATATGTATTAGATCTGTATTCTTTAATATTTAATTGTGATACATCACTTTCAATGTTAACATATGTCAAAAAATTCACATCTTCGTCTAAATGTTCAACAACTGTTTGGACATCACACAAGAAAAAAGGATGTTCTGTAATATTTTCTGTCTTAGAAAACACAATATAGAAACCTTGTTTTTGTTTCTTAAATTCTTCCAAAGTATATTCTATTGGATATGTGACAATAGGTTTTACTTCTATCAATTTGGGTCTTGCTACAAGTGTAGACGTTGATACATTTACTTGTAGATCTGCAACAGACACAGACGACAAACTGTCAGTCCGTGGAACAGGAGAATATGAGTTCCCCATTGTTACAAAATAATTAAAACTTGAAAAAGCTCTAATGGTGATAGTTGTCTAATAATAAATGCTTCTGGTATTTTGAAGATTCAATTTTTTTATTTATAATTCGATCTAAAGACCGAATTATAAATAAAAAAATGATAAGATCGCGAATAGCGATCTTACAATTTTTAATCATATGTATTTTCTTTAGAAAATACATATGATTAAAAAGACTGAAATTCCCGCTGGGGATATTTCACATTTTTCAATATTGTTCAGTTCCTCTTAAACTCCTTATGAAATCCAGAATAGCAATCTTGCAATTTTTTCAATATTATTCTTTTGCTCTTAAACAAATCATGCACATATGATCAATTTTGCAAAGCATAAAAAATTATTATAATTTGTCTCTATATGTTCTTTTGCAATATATATTTCTATGTCTATTTTTATGTTTTTTTCGTTATCGTCTGTCATAGATAATGAATTATATTTTACAAAATACTTAGCAATTGCGTGATGAACTTTATCATAATATTTTTTCATCTCTTGAATGTGGAAATGATGTCTAAAGAATTCATTTGGTGGAACATTGCTAAAATAATTTACTTTTTCAACATATGTCATTACCCTTGCATATGCATCATTTATATCCATTTTTTCTAAAGGCATATATATGTTGTCATTATAATGGACTTGTCCAAAGACATTGCCAAAACGCTCAGCGTCAGAAGCCATTTTGACAAAACATCACATAAATAAAAAATGTGAATTTGACTATCTGTATTTTGAGACTGTCAAATCATATTAATTTTCAATTTTTAAATGTCATCCATAATGGCAAAATTATTGTCATCATCACTATATTCTTCATTATTAAATTCTTCATCATCACTATTATCTTCATCATCACTATCGTCGTCATCAAAAAAATCGTAGCATCCTAACAAAATTGCTTGTGCCACAAGATGAAAATTCCACAAATCATCATAATCTTCTTCAGAATGCAAAACATTTTCACGACACTTCCTTTCGTAAAAAAGTTTAAATTTCTCGAAATTATCTTCGCAGAAAAGATCTTCATTCAAATTCATATAATCGACAACTTGCCTATATACAGCGTGACAATCCAACATATTGTTCTCCATTATTACTTATTACTTTTCGCCGTGTGGCAGAAAAAAAGTAGATATGTTGATTTTTTTAATGGTATTTCTAGTATATATGACTTTCAATTTTTTATTTTTACTTATATGTCTCTCACCAAATAAACAAAAATCACAACTCAGTGATTCATTAATTTGTTGAACAAATAATTCTTAAAAATGATTTTAAGAATGACTTGTCTCAGTGACAAATTGATTCAGTCCTCGCCTCCGGGGGGTGTTTCAAAATGTGGTTCATCAGCAGGTTGTGTTAACGAAATATCTTCCTCTTCTTCAAAGAAACTCCTGTCACCCATCAGAATCTCTGCAGCAGTTTCATAAAACTCCTCTAGGGCAGGAACGTCCCAAATGTTCATCTCTTGCTCGTTCTGCGGACGGCAGTTTTGGTAGAAGACTGCGAATTTATTGAAATCTTCTTGAGAGAAAGAGATTGTATTGATTGCCATGTATTCAATGACTCTTGTGTAGACCTGCTGACAATTCTGATTCGCGAAACTTTGGACTATCTCATTCAATGCGTATTCAGCATCTTCAGCCATTTTGTCCTGACTGAAAAAGACGTCGAATGTGTAATATAATTTCAAATACAATGGATTTTACAACAGATTGTCATTTTCAATCTTTTTTCTAAATAATTCATGCCAGTCTTAAATTTATTTAAGACTGGCATGAATTGATGTGGCAGATTGGAATTAGGTGGATTTCTTCGCGCTTTCCAGTCGACGCAAATACTCTTGTTGGGCGCCAGTGATGGAATCACGACACTTATCACGCTCTTCTTCAGTTGCGGCTTGACGAAGCTGATGATAGAGCTGTCCATGCAATGCAAGAAACTCTTCGAAAATGCGTTGGCATTCATCATTGGCTCCCTGAGTGGGTTCCGAAATGACTTCCGAAGTGGTCGACATTTTGACGGGATTGGAGTAGTATTGCGTTTGATAGTATCAAAGACAATGTGTAATATATGTCTTTTATAATGGGCATTACAGGCAGTTTTAAGTTTCAATTTTTTTATTTATAATTTCGCCATAAGGCGAAATTATAAATAAAAAAATGATAAAATCCTTTTAAATAAATTAAAAGTCTTCTGCAATTCTTCTCATTTCAATTGTTGGTTTTGCAACATATTTCAAATTGTTCTTATCCAATGTCAACGCATGTTCAATAATTTTGTCTGTCTTTCTTCTAATATATGGAAATACCTTAGGATTATTATTCAATTCATTAATATAAAACTGTTCGTCATCCAGCACAACATATTGCATGTATTTTGTCTTATGTCTGCATGCCATGCTTGATAACTTGTCTGTTCTATATATTGGTTTGATGTATGCAAATGCTTTTTTATTTAGTTTTACTAGATCTTCGGCAGTAATATATTTCTTTTGAATCATCTGTTCCATCGACTGACATATGTGCATCATGCCACCAATATTTTTGTATTGTTCCATGATATTCTTAATGTATTTCTTGGGAAATATGTAATTATTACTCTGTAACCATTTGTCAAAACGCTCTTTTGAATAAATATTTGCATTTGTAGTTAAGTCAAACAAGAATTTAGGATATAGTTTTAATCCTTCTATTAAAATATTTTTATCAATATCAGCATAAGATGCAATCCCATCTCTGTTTGCACTTAAAATATAATAATACCATTCATGTAATTTGTTGTTCTTAACATATATATTTTTAATTTCATCATTCAGCATTACTCCGCTACTGTAAATATCGCCTCCCACAGTATATGTAAAACCCATTGGCACAATTCTTTCTAAATGTTTAATAGTTAACGAAAATAACTGATATGTAAATTTACTTGCATTCTCTCCAAATTTAAGTGCTTTTGAAAGATCTTCAAATGTAAATTCAAATGCCTTATCTTTTGACAATTTCAAGATGTATTCTGTTGCCTTACTAATCACATATGTTATGTTATCATATGTCATCCATTCATACTTAAATGATGGATGTAAATAGAGTTTCCAAAAATCCGCAAATTTAATTTTACTATTTAACAAATCATAAATATCAGGCAGTTCTAAGATTGTATTTGGAATATCATTTAAATTTAAACAATATGAATAATTTTTGAAGTTTGTATTTGCATGCACAAGCTGCATGTCACTCACATTATAAATTGTTTGTTTACAATTATTGATATACATTTTAGTAATAATTGCTGTTCTATTATTTTTATTAACATAACAATAAAAATTAAAATGTCTGACAACACTTTCATCTAATTCTGCAGTTGTATTTTTTTTACTGTCATATAATGCTAAATAGGCAAATGGATTAATTCTAAAATTGATTAGATGTGCAAATTGAGAACTGTTATAAAGCATAAAATTAGAATTTCCATTTTTCACCTGCATATTTACTTCACCATTATTGTCCACTAATAAATATTTATAATCAGGAGTCATCAATTTTATATAAGCCACTTTGCAATCTCCTGTTGCAGTTTCTGGACTAATTGTTTTATGAAAGTCTTTACTGCTACAACATGTAACAATGTCATATTTTGTTTTTAGTTTGATAGTTGAAATACTCGCATTTGAATACACATTTACAGGTACTTTTTTGTTTGTTGTGTTTTCTGTTATATTTAAAATGATATTTTTCATTTTCGGCATTTTTTTATTTTCTAAATACATATGATATTTTCCATTATCATTACAAACAACTGTATATAAGAACGCCAAATGTTTGTTTTGTGTCTTAATCATTTTCTCATATATTTGTTTTTTCTCAACTGCCTCAATATTTCTGAAATATTCATCTGGGAAATCCCATTGTTTAACAACACTATAACTACTACATGTATATTCAATATCATTAATCTGTGTTACATTGCCACATAATCCAACATATGTAATAAAATTTATGTCATCAAGATTTGCAATAACTGAATCCACGTTATGTAATACAAATTTGGCATCCTTTAATGTTCTGTCTTTTGAATAGATTACAAAATCTCTCCCTTTATTAGACTGTAAAAAACTTGATAACTCATGTAACTTTGGATAATCGTCTGGTTCAATAAGTTTTTCTTCATTATCAGTTTTGCATGTATCCATAACTAAAGACGATGTTGTGACATTTCTTTGTAATTCTTCTAGTGATATTCCTGTTGACATTGATGATACACTGTCATTTCGCGGAATTGCATTATACTGTGAATTGCCCATTTCTAATACTAATGATAAACATTATTATTATTTTATGTTTGGGATTCAATTTTTTATTTTTACTTATGTGTCTGGCGACACATAAGTAAAAATAAAAAAATTATGGAAGCGCGAATAGCGATTCCACAATTTTTAATAATTGTTCAGTTCCTCTTTAAATAAAATTATGGAATTCCCGTTAGGGATATTCCTCAATTTTTAATTATTGTTCATCTCCATCCTGTTCCTTTGTATGCACATAAATCATACATCTCAATTTCACTATCTATTCTTTTTGAAAAGTCAACCAGATCTCCATATGTTGTTTCCACATATGAATTATTTAATTTTGCATTTATGATTGAATTTGACATTTCAGTAAATATTTTCCATTTCTTAATAAGTTCATATGGAGTAAAAATAGAAATGGCATCTGTATCATCTCTCAAACTGTATTTGCTCATCTGTTTAATAATACCTCGTGCCAAAAGTCTCCTTCTTATATTGACACATAAATCCATAATTAAAGTCAATTCATATGTGAGTTTTGCAACTCTTTCGACAATTTCGTCGCCCTCCATTTTATCTGTTCTATCCGTAAAAAAGAAAGAAGTTATATATTCTAAAATAGTTAATTTAGAATATTTTAATTTTCAAATTTTATTTAAAACACATTGTCTAAATATTCTTCCATTTGATGTATTTTTATATTGTTTAAAAGAGTAAGATATAAAATATGTTGGTTTAATGGTGTTTCTTTTTTTAGTCTGTTGTCCAACATTCTTAATAATTTTATAAAAGTCTCACAATTCTTATTATTCTGACCATCTCTACTTAGCCCATAATCAATAAAATTAATTATATTGTCTTTCACCAAAATATTTTTCAATCTGAATTCTCTGTAATCAATATTTAATTCGTCATATGTTTGAAATATATTTCGAACTTGTTCTTCCCAATTTTCAGGCAATTTAAAATTATCATAAAGTGATTCACCTGCATAATCCATATATAATTCCATTTCTTCATCATCGTATATATGCAATTTTATTTGTTTTTGTCGTAACAGCATATCCAATTCTTTTTTAAATATTTCTTTTGGATCTTCGTGGTCTTCATAAACCCATCTTAATTTATCATTATACTTTTTAACAATTACATTAGCTTCTTTAATATAATATACATGTGCAGTTGTTCCGTAACTATATGCTTTCATTATTCCATTAAATCTATTGTCATATTTGTTATGATAAGTAAATTTAAATAAAGTAAAAAATATCGCATTTACTAAACCATCCGCCACAAGATTACATTTTATACCCTTCCTACAACATTGTATCACATACGCCAAACATATACACATTTCTTTATATTTTTCATCGTTCTCATAGGGATTGACATCCATCAAATAATTTTCCGTGTTTGATTTTTGTCTTATGTCACTATAGTCAATAATGAATAAATGTACAATATCAAATATCAGCTGATCTATAATTGCATCATTTCTATCATTATTTGGCAATATGATGTCAACATAATATTTTAACAGTTCTCTAAATTGCATTAGTGCTTTTCTTATTGTGATATAATTAGGTGAATTGTATATTATATTTAGATTGTTCTGTGTATTTGTGCATATCGAACGCTGATACACAGTAGATGATATGTTATATATGTTCAATACATTTCTCATATTTGAAATTAATACATCAACTTGTTCTGTAATTGGATAAAGCCCCTTAAATAAAGTGGGGAAACACTTGTGATTAATTATATAAAAATGTGTTGAGTGGAAATCAGTCTCAAATTTATATAATGCTTTTTCATCTTGCCTCATATATTTTGGTATTGAATTCATACATATTATATCCCAGTCATCAGGAACTTGTTTTAAATAAGTCTCAATGAATTCAGTATTTGCTATTATTATGTCATCTTCTACAATAACAGTATAATCGCTAAAATGAGTATATCCATATATCATTGCTCTCAAATGACTGCAGTAACATGCTAAAGGACCATCCTGAATTGTTATGTTTTCATTGTTCAATTCAGAAAATTCATTAATTTTAACTTCTTGTGCTTCATCGTTTGTCAAAAATTTTAGAACATCAGTTAGATCCTTTTCTAATTTTTGTCTTTCTTTCCAATATGTTGCTTTTAAATGAACAAACCCTTCAAATGATATTTTTTTTAATTCCTGTATTGTCATTTGATACCTATTGACATCTTTCTCTATATTGATCATAATACAATTGTCACCTAATTCTTTATTAAATTTATTTTGTAATATGCCTTTTATGTCTATTTTATCATTACATACTTCTTTTATATTATCTTCATATTGCAAAATTTTTACTTCTGCCCCAACGCCAATTCTGTCTGAAATGAGTTTATTGTATTCTTCCATTCTAAATATAATAAACAAAACAATAAAAAATTTAGGTTAAAAACTTAAATTTTTTATTATTTTGTTTATTGTATTCTTCCATTCTAAATATAATAAACAAAACAATAAAAAATTTAGGTTAAAAACTCTTTTGATTCTATATAAAGTTTCATTGGCAATGCTAATTTTTTTTCTATTTTCTTTTCCTCTTTATGACTAAATCCGGATGACACAACAAGCTTATCATATGTGTTTCCATAGTTATTAAATAAAAAGTAATGTGGATTGTTCGGAATTTTTACTTTATACCCATTAAACACAACTTCTTGAGGAGGGAAAAATTTGTTTAGATTCCATTCTTTTCTAAAAAAATTTATTTGATCATCATGACAATTATATATAAATAAATCGACAAATGGAAATTTATATACTTCATCATCCCTTATTTTATAATGTTCAAATCCATCTAATTTCTTTCCCACATCCCTAAAACTTGTCTTTACTATATATCCATCTCTTGTAATAAAACTTAGATCTTTATATTTTTCAATTAAAGCATCTAATTTATCAAATATAGAATTATCAACTATTAAATCAATATCATCATCCCATGGTATAAAATCATTATGTCTAATATATCCTAACAATGTTCCTGAAATTAAAAAGTAATTTATTTTATTTTCATCCAACACTTCAGTGACTCTCTTTAATAAATCATGTGCAACTTGTTTATATTCACCAAATCCATTGTGTGAACCAAAATACTTGTTTATCTCAACCAAATCAATATCAGCCATAATTATAAAACCTATAATATATCTATGTGTTAGGCGAACTGGAATCTAAATCCAGATTGTGTTGATAAATCTTGATTCATCAATGACCTATTTATTGTATCATTAATTATTTCTTCGTATTTGTCTTCTGATTGCTTTAATACACTTGCATCAACTTCCAATGAATTGAAACATGTGTGTGACAGATAACAACCAAATAAGTTTCTGTTAACAAATTCCAACTTAGGATTAAAGGAGGATGAAAATGTCACATTTGAGATTCCAAACCAAAATGCAAAAAATTTTTTCAATTTGTCCCTGTCATCTTTATTTAATTTGTCTAATACAATTAAAAATGCATTGACGTATTTGTCTGCTTTATCTTTTATGCGATGAAGTTTTTTGACAACTCTTGTTTTTTCATTTTCATAAACAGCAATATTGTCATTATATGTTAAATTTCTTTTTAAACTATATGATGACATGCTTGTAATATCATATATCCAATTTCCTAAAATTCTTGAATAAAATGTTGATAAAAATAAACATCTAACATATGTATATCTTTTTAGAGATTTTCTAAATCCATTTACAAAATTTATTACTTGTTCATATTGGAATCTTTCATATATACAATTTCCAATATATGCCATTTTAGAAATTTGATGTACACACTGTAATTCTAAAAAATCTTTATATTTGTCTGCTGGCATATCTAATACCTTTTTTACATTATTTAAATATTCAAGTTGAAATATTTCTAATTCTGCAAAAAAGTTTTTGGGATTCACATTCATGTATCCATATAACATAAAATATTCTAAAACAGGATGTAAATTTAAGTTAAGTGCAAATTTATATCTAAACAACCCTTTTGAAATACACATTCCTAAAAATTGCCATTCCAATGGTGACAACTCAGAATCTTTTCTTGGCATAAGATAATCATCGACATTTTCGCAATTCTTTGTTATTATTTCTGCAATCAAAACAAAAAAATCTGCAGAGAGTCCACCCATATCAACACCAACTTCTCCCTTGTTTGTCAAGTAAATGACATTAATATCACCAGTTCCTGCCATTGCATCCATTAATATTTCTGTGTCCAAATCATCCTCTTTTAAATTTAATAATTTTAATCCAGTCAATGGATTTAATTTTATGTCATTCCTCTGTGTAGAACCAGAAAACTTTGATATTATGTCAAAAATATTGTCTGACTTTATCAAAATTTTATTAAGTAATTCAGCAGGCATGTAATAATATAATAGGCTTGGTGATACTTTAAAATTTCTCCCCTCATCTATGATTTGTTCAATAACTTCCATGTTTCTGTCTTTCTTATTTAATTCTTCTTCAATCATTGCTGAAAAATCTGCAAGATGAATATCTAATTCCGCTATTTTTGTAATAAGTTTCTCACTTAATAAATTTAATATAAATCCCATAATTTTTTTGTAATATATCTCAATAAATTTATTATTTGTAATGATACATTGTAACATTCTTAATGCCAGATTATCTTGTTTTAGTTTTGATCTTTTACATGCATTTTTTATATTGTCTAATATCTTATCCACAAATGTTTCTTTTAATGTTTTTAATGACTTATGTTTCAAAAGTATAATAATATCATCAAAAGGAACCTCATCTATTTTGTCACTGATGTATTCCAATAATGTCGTATTTGACATCATTTCATCAAAACTAAAAATAGTTTTTAATTCATTATATCTATAGTCACTATACAACACATATAATTTGTCTTTTACACTATACATGCAAAAATTACATTGTTGTTTACATTTTTGTGTTAAAGCATAATGTTCTTGATGGTTAAAAACCTTTAATTTCAAATACTGACATATACACTTGTCTTTTTCTAATATTTCTTCATATAGTCTTTGTGTTCTTGTTTTTCTGACCAATATATCGTCAGTCTGATCCATTATACTTCATTATGTGATACTATTTTTTAATAATATACATGGGGTATTGGTTTCAATTTTTATTGATATTGGCTTATTTCCTTTAGGAAATAAGCCAATATCAATAAAAATTCTAATGCCATAAACATAAATAATTAAACGCAAACGTTTAATTATTTATGTTTATGACGTTTCAATTTTTTTATTTATAATTTGGTCTTTAGACCAAATTATAAATAAAAAAATTCTAAAAATACGCCTGTTTTGTTTTTTTATTGACGCTTGTCGTCAATAAGAAATGCAACACAGTATTTTTTCAATTTTTATTTATAAAAAAATTCTAAAAAATTTGAAATATATATCTATTATGTTTAAAGTTAATATATATAATATAAAACAATAAATATGAATATAGAAGGAAATTATAAAGGCAAATTAAAAAATGGTATTCCAGATGGTCAAGGGATATACATGTATGAAAATGGTGATACATATGAGGGAAAATTTAAAAATGGTAAAAAACATGGTTATGGAAAATTATATGAATACAATGGATGTAAATATTTTGGAAACTGGGAAAATGACATACCAAACGGAAAAGGAGAATATTATTGTCATAATGGTGAAATGTTAAAAGGGAAATTTGTCAATGGATTATTATTTGGATATGGAAAGCACTATGCTGCTGATGGAAAAATTTTGTATGAGGGAAACTTTAACAGAAATTTATATCAAGGATATGGAATAGCTTATTATACAAATGGAAAGAAGTTTTATAAAGGCCAATGGTACGCAGATTTTAAGTCAAAAGGGTCATATCCACATGGATTTGGAATTAAATGGTTAGAAAATGGAACAGTCCAAAAAGGCATGTTTCATTTAGATAATTTTATTAAAAGTTCTGACGATGACAATTATGAGAAAAAAATAGATTCTCTCAAGACAAACAAAGTAACAATAAACGAAAAAGAAATGATCAATGTCTTAAATCCAATATTCAAAAATATATAAATTTTGATCACCATTAAACAATAATATTTGATTCTGTAAATTCATTATAAATACAATTACATAATTGTATATATAACGATTTATTATATTCATACTCATCTCTATTTTTATTTTCATAATATTGCATTCTCAATTTGTATTTAGTTAATTCTTTTAAATCACGTTGTTTTACTTCTTTAGTTAAAGAATATTTATCTAAAAAATCAATAATATTGATGTCACACATAGATATATTTAATAAATAAAATCTTAAGTCATTTTTAATGTGTATATCTTTCTTGTAATCCAATTGATACATTTATTTCTTCTAAGAAGTATTTGTTCAATTTCTACATTTTTTGTTTTTACGCAATACTTTGCATAATACATTGCATTATATCCTGCCATATCCCTAACTTCTATATCAGCACCATGTTTTACCAATAATCTTACAATGTCTGCTTTCTTAGCACAAACTGCAATAATTAATGCGGTTGTTCCTCTTAGATTTTGTTTGTTTAAATTTAATTTATATGACAAAAGTAATTTTACTATTTTAGAATCTCTTGTACATGCAAACATTAAGGCTGTAAAGCCATCATCACTTGATTCATCAATTAATGTTTTCATATGTGGTATTTTTAACATCATTTTTATCGTCTGTATATTACACTTTGCACATGCCATCATCAAAGGAGTTGACCCATCAACTGTTTTTGCTAATGCCAGTTTATATACTTTTTCTTTATATCTGGGGTTGTCAAGAAGCATTTGAATAATGTCATCACGTCCTTTTGCACATGCCATCATAATAATATTTGAATTTTTTGACAATTCAATTTCAGTTATATCTATTTTATCTAATAATTTTAAAACAAGTAATTTGTTGTTTTCATTTATTGCATATACCATAAGACCATTCAGCGTTTCTTTTTTTAGTTCATGATAATCAATATTTTCATTTACCCATGCAAAATTATTATTTGTCACTTTTTCAATAAATAAATTGTCCATTCTTATACAATTATAAGATATTCTTATCTTATATATGTTTTAATAAACAAAGTCTTAGCTAGAGAAATATTTAATGATAAATATTTTACTAACTAAAATACACTTTACAGGAAAAGTTCTCAAAACTCTCTGCGAGAGATGATTGGGGGGAGTAGGTGGCTAAGTCCAGCGTCCATGATGTACGACAAACGTGTCACGCCAGCAGCGGGCATTCTGTCAATCACCTTTTCATAGCCGTACTTGGGTTCGAGTTCCCGACCATCCGCATCGCGAATGATGTTTCGCGCATCAACAGTTGAATCGAGAAGAACAATGTAGGCCGGCATGTATCGTTCCGCTTTGGGACAGTACACATGCGTCTCTCTGAATT